TTCTTTTACTCGTCTATCACTATCTATACACACCAATAATTGGTCACCAAGACTTCTAGCATATTCTAAAAGCGCAATGTGACCAACGTGAAGTATATCAAATGTGCCATTGACAATTATTTTCTTACCAATCGCCATTGTCAAACCATACCCGGACCGTGATTGGTAAAAGTTCTAAAACAAAAGCGTCTACTTCCCACACATCGTTGGTTCTATTGTAATCGCAACTAATTCTCCAATGAAATGGATTTAATTTAAGTGTAATGTTGGCACCCGAGTATCTGATATAATTAATAATATTTTTCATTTTGGCACATATATGTAATCAATTTCTGACCTGTTAACAGTATCTATAGCATCTGCAAGAGTTTCTACCAATGGTTCGCCGGCCAGATTAAACGAGGTATTGAATAGAATAGGTACTCCAGTTTTGTTATAAAATTCTTCAATCAGTTCGTAGAAATGTTTATTCTGTTCTCTAGTTACTGTTTGTATTCTGCAAGTGTTATCAACGTGAATAATTGATGGCACTTCTTTTTTTGCTTTTTCTTTTGCTTGAATGGCAAAAGACATATAAGGAGATTCTTTTAATGTTAACATTTCAAAATAATCATGTACATACTCTAACATGATTGTTCCAGCAAATGGTCTAAACCATTCACGTTTTTTGATACCATTAATAATATCTTTGCCTTTTGGATTTCGTGGATCAAAAAGAATAGAACGATTGCCTAGAGCTCTAGGACCCCATTCAGATTGTCCTTGAAAAATAGCAACAACTTTTTGGTCAAGTAAATGCTCAACAACTTTTTCTTTATTGTGTATAATTTTACTTTGCATGGTGATAAGCCCATAAAGCAGCACCAATGGCAGTACCGCCATCATGTGCAACAGGATCCACAAAGAAATTGTGGTCAGGAAATTCTTTTAAATATTCATAATTGTTAACGCAATTTAATGCGTAACCACCAGACAGTACAATGTTCTTGCAATCATTATACGAAATTGCTTTTTTAATTAATTCAATCGTGTCTAACTTAGTTTCTTCTTGTAGTTGTCTTGCTAAGTCTTCTGGTCTATCACCAGTTAGATTACCATAACTGGCAAGACCCATAGTTTTACCTGCTTCATTACCATCACCTAATCCTAGTCTATATGTTAGAGCTCCAAATTTATGGCCACTACTAGGTGCTGATCCAAATTGTAAATCTACTCCATCAATATTAATATATTCTGCTGGATGTATTACATCATCTTTACTATGAACATATCTAGCATTTGATAAATGTTTGCATAGCAATTTATGTTCAAATTTATTTAAGTAATAGATACTCTCTACTTCTGGACAGAATTTTCTATGAGAGAAATATGGTTGAGCGCCAGCACCATCCATCACAATACAGATGGCATCTTCAAAATTTGAAAAATAAAATCCTGAATATGCATGATATAAATGATGATAATAAGAAAAAAAATAAAATTGAGGATTTCCTTTTAATTGTTTCAAAATATTAGAGTTAATAATTTTATCTAAATCACCAGTATAATTATTAGGAAATCGTCTATCAAAGGAAGCAATAATTACTTTATCATATTCGATGTTAGCCCGTTCTTTAATAGAAAGATACTCTTGTTCTTTCTTGGAATTTGGGCACCAATTTTTTGTTTTGTTAAATCTATCTTCTTCAAGATAGAAGTCAATTTTACCATCTGTAACTTGACAGATGGATGCATTGTGTGAGGTGCTTATTCCCAATACTTTCACTTGACATACTCCAAACTATCTTTACGCATATAGTGTATGGTTTGGGTGTGATTACTGGGGGGATTTTTTACTACAGGAATGAACTTTACACCTTCAATCTCTTTGGGTTCCCAATGAGAAAAGGTATAATAGATATCTTGGTTCGTGTGTGAACGAACTTTTTTGAGTATTTGTTTATTCAAAGTTTTCATAATATGTCCATTATACAGAAGAAATAGGGGATTGTCAACAACCCCCTATTGTTTACCACATATTGTTAACCTCTACGGCTACGAAAAACGTGTTCGGCTTGCATCTTACGAGCTTCCACCCAAGCTTCATATAAACCTCTGGCAATATTTTTTAGTTTGGTCATTATTCGCTCTTTTCTTTTACAGTAATTTTCTTTACCGCATCTTGAGCTTTAACGATGTTTTCCAACCAAACTTTCAACATACCATTTGCAATCTCGGCATCTTTAATCTCAATCTTATCTGCCAATGTGAATTGACGGATGAAATTGCGGTTAGCAATACCTTTGAAAATGAAGTTGTCTTCTGGTTCTGAGTCTTTGGTTTCACCTTTAATAATCAATTTATTACCATCCAAAGTTACTTCAATATCGGCCTTGGCAAAGCCCGCAACAGCCATTTCGATAACAAACTTGTTATCTTTGACTTGCTTGATATTGTATGGAGGGTAGTGATTCTGAACACCTTTGGTGATTGTTTTACTAACGTCTTGTAATTGACTGAATACATCATCAAAACCAACGGTGAAGGGATCCAAAGATTTATGGAATTGTTCCCATTGCGGGAATAGAAGGTTGCTTGTCATAGATTTCTCCTTAGTTAAGCGAGTTATAAAAGTGTAGACCCCGAAGGCATCTACATTTATATTTATACACTAAACTTCAGAGAAAGTCAATGAGCCCCTGGTTTTTTACCAATATTATATTTTGGTACTAAATCCCAATCGTTCTTTTCTTTATGAGATAGTATCTTAATCTGTGATAAAAAGATTGGTTCTGGTGTTTCAATCTGTTTCATATTTACCACTTTGCAAAGTCCCCAATCTTGTAATAACTTGGTAATGGCATTTCTACGAGATAAATCATTTTCTGATATGTCAGCAGGTTTACCATCCAAAGCAAAGAGTTCTTTGAAGTGTACGATATAGTATTTTCCCTGTTTGTGTAGTATATGACAAGACTGGTATAAGATGTTTTCTTTTTTAGAAGCAACACCAATTCGGGTTAGAGTTTCACGAACCTTGAGGAAGTCATCTTGTTCTTTGAGTGTTACCTCAACTAAATCTGTTATAGTAATCATCACTTCATTCCGCCTTTATCTGTTCTTTTTCTTATGTCAGCGATTTGGTCATCATTAAGAATACGCAAAGCTTCTTTGGCCTTCTCATTTGAGTAACCAAAATAAGTTCTAACGGATTCAATGTCTTTATCGGTCAATGATTTCTGCCACGGTTGGAATTTCCGTTTCATAGACCTTACGGTATTTAGAAGATAGTGATATTGTAAATCTGTGTCTAGGTGCGGATGAAGATTAAGCTCATTAACATACAGAACGCAATCCATATGATAAGACAGGGATCGATTGACCAGAAATGGTTTGTAGTCTTTAGCATCCAACTCATCATGAATTACCGATTTTTTAGTCGTGAGTATGGATGGAAGGATTTCTTTGAATAAATCAGGCATTATGACCCCTTGACAAGGTCATTTTGTTCAATAACTTTTTTCAGAATAGGCATATCAATTCCTGCAAAGTGCGTCATAGACAATGTGTCTTTTGGAAAACACATTCCACCAAACCCAAAACCATCTTCGCCAGGTACTTTCATATGTGATTTACCAATTCGTTTATCTAGTTTAACGAGTTCTGCAACAATATTATAATCTATTCCGTTGGCCAAAGCAACACGATATATCTCATTCATAAAAGATACTTTTGTGGCTAAAAACGAATTGATAGTGTACTTCATCAAAGAAGCTTCTTCTAAAGTACAATAATACTTCTTAATCGGTCCTCTTATTCCTTCTTCTATTATAAGAGCCGCTTCTCTTTGATATGCTTTTGTGGTACCACCAACAACAATAAAATCAGTCTGAATGTAATCTTGGTAAGCATTTGCTGCTGTAAGAAATTCTGGTGAATAAACCAAATTAGGTAAAATTTCAGACCACTTTGTATAAGCTTGTGGTGGCGCAGTAACCTTACTAATAATAGGTTGTTTGTAGTTAACTGTTTTTAACTTTACAAGTACAGAATCTAAAATTGAAGTATCACATTCACCATTGGATTTCATGGGACTAGGAACACAAACATACACACCATCGGTATGTTCTAACTGTTCATATGTTCCTTTGCAATTCCTTTTGGGGTCGATATCAATACATATCGATTCGTCCATCCAGTCATGAGCTTTAGAAATGGCTTCGCCAACGAAACCAAAACCAATAATTCCTATTTTCATTTGAACTCACAATCTACCATAATTTCGGTCAAACAAGCAATCAAGTTAATTTCAGAATCGGCTACAAATGCAACTTGATACTGATACTTAGCAAGAATTAAAATCAATGAAGGTACGGTGTCTGGCTTGAGTAGTTCATACAGACCGTCATATAGTTTACGAAAGATTCGTGCAGGATCGTTGTCTAAGTTATTTGTAACCCACTTACGACACGATGCAAAGTCTTTCTCTTTTAACGCCTTGGTGAGTTCATTTAACTGTATATCATTTACTGATGCAAGAATACCTTTGTCGATAGTGCCAGATACCGCATATCGTTGAAGTTCGTTTAGAACTCTACGATTATCAGGAAAGTGTTTGGTAATAACAGCAGCAACAACTTCTTTGTCATATGTAATGTTTTCCTGTGTAAGAATCCATTCAACACGCTTAAAGAATTGAGATGCAAGTTTAGCCTTTGAACCATTAACTCGAAAGTCAATTACGGTACAACGAGAATGTATTGGATCGATTATTTTATTTTTAAAGTTACAAGTAAAGATAAAGGAACAATTACTTGCAAATTCTTCAATCGATGCACGGAGAGTAGCTTGTGCATTAGCTGTTAGATAATCTGCTTCATCTAAAATGATAACCTTGCGGCCACCCATCAAACTCATCGATGAAGCATAGTTCTTAATTTTGACACGAATAGTATCAACACCATTCTCATCTGAACCGTTGATGACAATGTAATCACAACCAACTTCCTCACATAGAGATTTAGCGATAGTAGTTTTACCTACACCTGCACTACCCGTAAGAAGAAGATTTGGAATTTCTTTCTTGTTGACATACTCTTGAAAAGTATTTTTGATTAACTCAGGTAAAATACAATCTTGTACTTTAGCTGGACGATACTTCTCCACCCACAAAATGTGTTGCGACATATAAAACTCCCATAATATAAAACATCATAAAAAAACAAATCAAATCAATATAGACCAGGAGTATGGTCTTTCAGAAAAAAACGACACACCAGGATTAACGGTGGTCGATTTTTATCAAGTGGTTGAGGCAATGCCATTAATCATTCCAACAACTTCAAGTTGAGATTGACTAACTGTCCAACTACCTTGTGTTAAAACCACAATTGTTTTTCCTTCCAACTCACCTTCAGCTGCTTCAAAGCAAGTGATGATATGGTTAGGATTAATTGCTAAAGCTTGACCCGTAGTAACTTCATTTAAATAGACCAGCATTATTATTCTCCAAATTTAGAATACTTAGATTCTGTTGCAACCCAATATTGAATATCAACATTCTTATTTTTGAACGAAGCAAGACCTTTTGAAGAAATCTCAACATCATAAGAACCTGAAATCATTTTCAAGTTTTCGGTCAAAAAGACCATTTTAAATTTACTATCATTCCCAGGAGCCACTTCAATAGAGTTTGTGTGTGCAGAATCATCAACAGCACTAAATGCCGTCAATACAATCTTTTCACCTACAGACTCAACTGCAATATTAGGCGACTGTAGAATGTTAGCGCTCTTAAGGATTGACGCATAATCTTCTTCTGTCAATGTAAATTCAACATCAACTGAGGGAAGACTCAACGCTTTATCTGGTGCAGTTACAATCATTTCTTTGGCGGTCTTACGATACTTCGCTTTGCTTCGGCCAGATTTGAATATAATGTTTGCTTCGTCAAAATCAATTTCAGTATCTTTATTCAAAGAATGAATGTTTAAAAATTGATTTAAATCATACACACAAAAGTCTTGTGGAAACTCATCTTTGAGAATCGCCTTTGCAAGAACTGTTTTACCAGATGAAATCGTGGTAAGTTTATTTCCTTTTTTAAATTCGATGCCAGAATTAATGCCGGCAAAGTTTTTTAACACGGAAAGTGTTTCGTTTGAAAGTTTCATTTATTTCTCCATTATGTAAATGTTTCAACAGTATATAACAATTTGAACTGATTGTCAAGCCTCTTTCGAATACTTAACATCATGTTCATACAAAAACATCAAACAACACATTGCGTGTGCTAGATGATTAATACCAGACTCTTGGTCATTTTGTTCGCCTTGTTTCCATGCCCACATATGACGTTGTAATGCATCAAAATACCTGCGTTTTGAATCAGGTACTTTTTGCCAATTATCACGTTCATATTTCTGAGCACCAAAAGTTAAAACTTTAACAGTTTCTTCAAGCGCTAAAGGAGGTAACAAACCATATTCTAATTTGTTACCATCAAATTTTCTACCGCCAGTAGTTGCCGTTTGTGATGCTAAAACCTCATCAACGAATCCAGTATCGGAAGATTTCATTTGTTTTTTAATCCATGTTTGTTGTCTATCATACTCAGTATTGACAGAATCATAGCCATCACTCATTACATTTCTCCGACAAAATTAGCCACAGCCGGCATATCTCCTTGGAAGTGATATGTTCCGATGTGTGCAGTTTTCATCCAAGGACATAACCAAATTTCTCCACCAATCTTACGCCACATCTGACAGAACATATAATCTTCTGAAAGATAACGGTCAGAACCACCACCAGTGATAGATTCTTTGGTGTCAATTACTGTATCAAAGAAAGCGTGAATGTATCGTGTGCCATCAAAGTGTGCTTGGCCAACATGGTCGGGTTTATATTTGATTGAAGGATAAGCTTCAGTCATTTTGCTAAAGACTTCACGTTTAATCATCATGTAACCAGTACCAATTTCCATAACACTTAATGGATCGGTTACAGCAAATTGTGATGTGCCTTTAACAGGATTGAAAACGTAATCACCTGTAAGTTTATCTAACTCGCCAGGATCAATTTCAGGATTTTTTCTAAATGCGGTTGCGATGTTTTTCCATTTGATGGCTTTCTTAGGATAAGGACCACCAATAACATCTTTGTCTAATGCCAGTAATGCAATAACATCTTGTGGATTAAAATGAATATCAGAATCAATAAACAACATATGTGTACAGTCTGAACGATGAATGAATTCGTCAACAAGATAATTTCTTGCTCGAGTAATTAGGGACTCATTAAATAGAAATGAGAATTTAATATTAACGCCATATTGCATACAAAGACCTTGTAAATCAAGGCAAGCTTTTGCATATAATCCGTGGTTCATACCGCCATACATTGGGGTAGCAACAAATATGCTTTTCTTTTGTAGTTCTTCTTTTTTAATTGAGATTTCCATTTGGACTCCAATGATGTAATAAAAAAAGGGGCTCGCCTTTTATAAGACGAACCCCTTAGAATTAAGTCAGATTAAGCGGCAAAGCTGAAACCAGACTTGATAGCTGCACGAACCAAAGATTTGGTTGGCTTGCCCATGCGATAGGCCTTAACTTTAGAACCATCACCACGGCTAACGGTGTTAGTGTAGATGCAATGGCCTTCTTGGCGCAATTCATCGATACGGGCTGACACGTTAGTGATGCCGAAACGAGCACGTGCTTGTGCTGTGGTCAAGGTGTTGTAACCTTCGCTCTTGCTCAGGTAGTTGAGGATCTTTTGCTTGGCTGATTGTTTCATTATAAAACTCCATATTAAATTAAAAAAATTCCTTGCGTTATTGCAAGTTCTCACATCATAACATTATATATGTGTGTGTGTCAAGCATATTGCGGTATACTTGTATTATCTGCCAACTTGTGGCAAATACTTTGCCTTGGTTTCTTCCCAAGACAAATAAATCAGGTCATCATAGAAAAGAGAATCGTAAGAAACGGTATTCTTTTTCTGTAAC